TAATTCCATAAAAAGTCATAAATACTTTAAAACAAGCTACAAAGCTCATAATTCAACACTATCAAACGTACTACAATACAGGTACTGACATACCTCTATACTATTTTAGACACCCTTAAAACGCATTACAGCCCTTCGTACTTGACATGTTATGGTATAATATAGACATGATTGCACAATCATACAATATAAAACGATATATGTCAAGCCCCTATACTAGTCTAAACTACAGCATAAAAGTTTAGTCTTGTCAAGAGATAATTTGACAATCTGTAAAAGTATTGTAAAACACAGAGGGGGGGGTACGGGGGCAGGTGTGACGTGGATAAAGGTATATACCCCTAAGAAATTTTTATATATAATTTGTACATTATGTATCACAAAGCCATAGAGACAGAGTATCTATTAAAATAGGATTGATGAGTAAAATAAAAACCCCTAGAGTTATCTAGGAGCTTTCGCTATAAAATTCTATTCACATCCTTCACAGATGTTTGCATCCGCAGGGTCAATTATATCTGGGACATGAACTGTGATTCTTGGAGATTCTTTTTCTAATTCATCTGATATATGTTATTATTGTTACATTATAAATTTCGCCAACAATAGTTAATAAAGCTTTATATTATTAACCCAAGTAATAGAATGTTAAAAGCCTATCACCAAAGGGTATAAGTTTATTACCTGATATGGATTACAGTAAAGTAATCTAATTGTTGTCTCTCAATCATATCTCATCCCCACTATCGAAGGAAGCTCGTCGAGCTATTCGTTAACATTACACCCCAGGGAATCTACTAGTAAAGGTGTAAGTGGTCTTATTAACCCAAGCATAGGGAATGCTGTCCCTAACATCAGTTATAAGTCATATCATTTAAATTGGCATCCAATAGAGGGCTGATATGTTCGCCTACCTCATCTATCAGAACTTCATTATAGCATATATTTTTAAAAAATGCAAGTGTGTTATTATATTGACTTTTTATAGATTATATGGTACAATAGTATTACATTATGAATACTAAAAAAAGAGGAAGACCTGTACGGGCAATATCTAAACTTAATAAGGATGGTTCTATTGACAAGAGATTTAGTGTACCTGGAAAAAAGAAAGATGAGAGAATTTTATCTCGTGAGCAAGAAGCAGAGTTATTTAAACATTTGATAGACAAGACTGCAATAGAAGCTGCTGAAGCTATGGGTATTACTGACAGATATGAAACTAATGCTTCTATTAGAATATATGTTTTTAATGTTGTAAGAAGAATTAAGAAGGCTCCTGAATTATGGGGTATATCAAAAGATGCAGTGGACATGGTACAGAAAGCTCTTGACTCTCGTGCTGTTGTTAAATCTTCGCAGGTTATTAAAGAAAAACAAAGAGAAGAATTTAAAGATAGACTTGAAGTTATTAGAGATACTGCTGCTGATATTTTAACTAAAAAACTTGCTATAATAAATAAAAATAAAAATACCCTTGATGGCGTTAAGCTTAAAGATATAAGTGATATAATGAAGGATGCATATCAAAGCATTAGACTTATTAAAGGTGAATCAACTGATAATGTTATCCATTATTCTAAAGTTGATTTAGATAAAGTTACACCAGAAGAAGCAATGAATCTTATTTTAAAAGCTAGGGAGAATTTAATAGAATCTAAAAAATAAAAATATGGAAGAACAAGTTGAAGAAAAAGTGGAGCAAAAAAATGAAACTTTAGGATGGGAATTAAATGGAGATTACTATGAAAAGACTGTACCTATATGTAATCAAAACGGAGAAGTTACTAGTGAAGAGTTGTTGAAAATTCATAAAGATGAAGCACCATGGATGAAGAAGTAGTAGAATATGGTATTCCTGTATTAGAAGAAGTTTTAGATGAAAGACAAGCTGATAAGGTTAAGGAATATTTAAATTCTGATATATACAAAGAAAAGATAATAAAGAGACTTCAAATACATGATGCATGTGAGAGGTCTGTTGAAGCACGGGCTCATACATGGAGACTTTGTGCTCGGGATGATAATCCAGCAGAAGGTGCTATATTTTTTATAGAAAACTTTTTATGGACACTAAACCCAAAAGAAGAACCAAGACACTTTCCTTTTATTTTGTTTGAGTTTCAAAAAAGAGCAGTGAGAGAAGTTATAGACCATATAGATAATGGTAAAGATTTACTTATTGAAAAGTCTCGTGAGATGGGAATGTCATGGTTATTGTTCTCAGCTATTTCAATTTGGTATTGGTTGTTTAGAGAAGGTGTAAACATGCTTGAAGGTTCTTATAAAGAAGCGTTAGTTGATAACAGAACTGTTGATTCGCTACTTGGTAAAGTTGATTATAACTTAGAGCAATTACCTAAATGGTTACTTCCAAAAGATTTTAATCCAAAAAAGAATAGAACTTTTATGAAGCTGTATAATCCTGATAACGGTAATCTTATCACTGGAGATTCCATGAACCCAAACTTTGGTCGTGGAGCTCGTAAAACAGTTATATTTTTTGATGAGCTTGGTTTCTGGCAATATGCAAAAGATGCATGGGAATCATGTCGTGATACCACGAACTGTCGTATCTGTGTTTCAACACCTAACGGATATGATTACTTTAAGATGCTTAGAGATTCAGGTATTGATGTTTTAACGCTACACTGGAGAGAGCATCCTTTTAAGGATGATGAGTGGTATAGACTTCAATGTCAAAGAGCTACACCAGAAGAAATTGCACAGGAATTAGATATTAGTTATAACAAATCTAAGACTGGAAGAGTATATCCTGAATGGTCTGAAGAGAATGTACAAGTTGGTTTATATGAATATGACCCAGATTTACCTTTATACATTTCATGGGACTTTGGTAAATCTGATGATACTGCAATAATATGGGCTCAACCAGGAAGAGATGGTTTAAGAATAATTGACACATATAGAAACACTGGAAAGAATATAGACTTCTATGTTCCATTTATTAATGGATTTATGACTGGTGAAAACAAATATGAATATAAACCAGAAGATATAGAAATTATATATAATCACAAAGAATGGAAAAATGCAACACACTTTGGAGACCCTGCTGGTAGATTCCAAAATGGGGTAACAGATGATACTGTTGTGAGTGTATTAAAAAGATATGGAATTATAATAAATTTTAAAGAAAACTGGAAAGAGTTTAGAGTTCGTAAATCTGCACTAAAGAGATTAATAATGGATGGTATTCTGCTTAATGATAATGATAGAACTAAATATTTTAACACATGTATGATTCAAGCTGGTTATCCATCTGTTAAAGTTAATGGTGTTGGAATGATTAAAAGTGAAAAACCAAAACATGATTTTACATCTCACTACAGAAGTTCATTTGAATATATGGCTCTTGGGATAGAAGATTTATTAAATAATAAAAATAAAGGAAATCGTGTTTACGATAAGTTTAAGAAAAAAGAATCTACTAGAAATAATGCCTGGGGTTCAAGACGGGCTGTAAAATATTAATTATGAAAGAATATCGAATCACAAAAATTATATTTGCAAAGAATTTTGCAGATGCATTAAAGAAAGAAAAAGAAGCAGAAATTGTTGATATGTGCTTAAATGAAGAAGTAAGTCAAGATATTATAAAAAGTAAATTAGGTTTTAAAAATGAAAATAATTAATGAGGGAAATTATTGGTTTAAACGATTTCAAAAAGATTGTAAAAAAATATCTCCAGCTATACATTTTAAAAGAATAAAATACGGTTATTATCGTATCTACTGGATGGGGCACGGAGAAAATGCTTACTTAGGTGAGTGTACAAAAGAGATGCCTATTATTGGATATGATATATATGAAAATGATATAAGACTTGAATCACAGAAATATTTTGAGGAATATGAAGACCAGATAGAATTAACAAAAAAAATAAAGAACTTTGTTGATGGTTATTATGAACTTTTAAAAAATATAAAGACAAGAGTTTATATGATGAAACACAATAAAGAATTTTATAAAACTGTTGTTGATGGATACAAACAAATGAGAGTAAGATAGTATTGACATATTTTATATAATATGTTATAATTTAAAATAACAATGTCTACACAAATACAAAACACTATTGCAGAAGAACCTAAAAAAAGAATATATACAAATCGCACTCCATCTGAAAAAGAAGAAGCAGTTGTAAAAAATACTTTTAATAAGTTTACAAGATATGCAGATAATAGAAACCAAAATTTAAACAATTTTGATGGTCTTAATATTGTTCAATATATTGAAGAATCTTATCGCAGATATACAACAAATATTGATGTTCGAGAAGATATAGAAGATTGGCAATCTGTTGTACATGACCCAATCACTAGAAATAAAGTTAATGCTGTATTATCTAAAGTTGTTGCTGTTCTTCCAATATCACAAATACAACCTAGAGGAGATGAAGACCCAATCAAAGCATCTTTATTAAATGAAATATATGAATACGCTGAAGATGTAGATGACTACGATGAGTTCATGGTTAGATACCTTTTAGAAGCTATTGTAAAAGGAACAGCTATTGGGTTTGAGGGTCACACTATTAAAAATAAAAAAGTTAGAAAAATAGTATCTGGTGATGGTGATAGTATAAAAGTTGAAGAAGCAGTAATAAAAGAAAGCTTACTTAACGCAGATATAATACCTCTTGAAGATTTCTATCCCGCAAACATAGGTATACCTAATCTTAAAAAGATGGGTTCTTGTTTTGTTCGTAAAGTGATTCCACATGATTTATTCTTGTCTGAATATTCATCAATGTTTTCTCGTGCAGAATATGTTGAACCATGTAACACTACACAACGTTTTAGTGAATCTGTACCATATTATTATGATTATATATCTAATGATATTTCTGATGGTAATGTTGAAATGTTATTCTATTATGATGAGAATAATGACGAATACATAGTAATTGCTAATGGTATCTGGTTAAACCCAATTGGTACTATTAGTAAAGATGCTGAAAATAATGTTACAGAAGGAGAAGAAATTTCTCCACTTCCATATAATCACAAAAAACTTCCTTTCTTTGATTTAAGATTTGAACTATTTTCTGCAGATTTTTTCTTTGGTAAATCTTTACCTGATAAATTAAAAACTCTTCAAGATGTACTTAACGTTCTTGAAAACATGTTGAATGACCAATCATTCCTAAGTATTTTCCAACCAATATTGACAGCAGGATTTGATTCAATAGAAGATGATTTCCTAAGACCTGGAAGACGAACTGCAATAGACACTGGTGGTCTACCGATACAACAATCTGTGATGAAACTTGATATGGGTACACCAGGTGGATGGCACCAATTTATTCTTGATTATACAAAGCGTGTAATGGAAGAAGCATCTATTGACAAAGTTTCACAAGGTGTTGCTGGTGCTGGTGATAGAGTTACTGCAAAAGAAATATCTGTTGCAGCAGAAGGAGTAAGTTCATTACTTGGTTTGTTTGGAAGATGGGTTGACTATGCATGTAAAAGAAAAGCAGAATTGAAAATTAAAAATGCTTTACAATTTTGGACTGATAAAGATACTGCAACACTTGAAGGTATATTAGGTGGTGGTGGTTCTAAGGTATTCCAAAAAGCATTTAGAACATTTAAAATAGATGGTGCTACTCTTACAGAAGGTAAAAGAGGTACAAAGGTAATTGGACTATTCCACGATAAATCAGAGATTCCTACAAAAGCAGAAGTCAAAGCACAAAGTATGGCATTTGAATTAATAAATAATAAAAAGATAGAGTATGTAGCTATACCTTTTGATTATTTTAAAGACATTGATTTCGATATTAAATACACAACTAATAGAAAAACAGCTTACACTAGAGATATGGATAAAGCTATAATGATGGAAAAAGTTAGAGTATATAAATCATTCTTCCCTAACTTAACAAACGATGCAGAACTATTTGCACAACTTGCAGAAAAAATGGGTGATGACCCAACTAAAATAATGAATCAAGATGCTGTTAATTCTGAACTTGGAATAAAGCCAGAAGAAACACAAGATAATAACCCAGAAGCGTTAAGTCAAAATCCTGAAGGTGATATAATGAAAAATGCTATGTATAAATCAATGGGTAATCAAGTCGGTATACAAAATATTAAACAAATGCTAGGATAATATGGATGAAAGAATTATTAAACCAGTAGATATTACTGAAGCTGAAATTAGAAAATCAATAATAAAAAGGTATGATGATACATTGAGAAGTGTTTCAGAAGTTGATGGATTTATGGATTTCTTATATGAATTTATGTCTAATGATATGAAAAGATACTTCTATGCTCCAAGTGAACAACAGGATGCAATAAAAGGTCAATACGCTAGAACAAAAGAAATATATGATGTATTAAAAAATATTATTGTAACAAAATAAAACTTGACAATTTAGTATTACTATGTTATAATAATAGTAAATTATGTATCTTTATTTGGACACAATTATGTGTCCAAGAAAAGCTACATAACTGTAGTGTAAGTCGTTGAAATAGAAATTGGTGGACTCGACCACCTGAGGACTCAACCTCATTAAAAAGGGATTTAAAATTAAGGGAATTTCTATTTTAAAATAAGTTATGGATAATAACGAAGAAAACAAAAAAGATTCTAATGATGAAACTCTTGAAGAAAAGTTAGAACGTCTCGAAAGAGAAAATGTACAAAAAGAACAAGACAAATTAAATCTTGTTGAAGAAATCAAAGAACTGCGAAAGAAAAAAGAAACAGAAGTTGTTAAACAACCTGAAGAAAAACCTAAGCAAGAATCTGATTTAACAGAAGAAGAAAGAATTGCTCTTATTGTAAAAAAACAAATTGACAAAGAAAAAGAGTCAGTAGTTGAATCCAATAAAAAGGCAGCTATTGAAAAGTTTATAAATGATAATAAAGAATTTCACGAAAGTAATGACCCAACAGGTTTGAAGCGACAAGCACTTGAAGACAAGTTTAGTCGTTTTAATACTAATGGTTTATCTGAAGTAAAAGACTTTTATTCAGTTATTGAAGAAGCTAATATTCTTCTTGGGCGTAGCGACAAAACCCAAAATACTTTTAAGGAGGTTCCAAATCCTTATTCATCATCAACATTTACTCCAGCTCAACAAAAAGCAAGTGAAGACCTTAATGGACTTTCTATTAAGGAACAAAAATTAATTCAAGAAGGAAAAATTTCAAAAGAAAAACTTCTTAAATTAAAAGAAACACAACCAGCTTTTTTTAGGAGTTTAATAGAATCTATCAATTAATAATTAAAATAGATTTAAAATTATGGCATTTTACAAAAATGGTACTTTAAGTCCTTTCGGTGCTCCAGTTACAGTAAGTAGAATTATTGCTAACTCAAAGACTGTTACAATCATGGATTCAGTTAAATCTGCTTCAGGATTTGTAGATTTGGGTACAACTGGTGCTTTGGTTCTTGGACACGTTACAGGAATTGCAACATCTAAAGGTGTTGGTATGAACTCATCTGGTGCTGCTGGTGCAGAACTTGGTTCATTTATAAACACTTTTACAACTGCATCAGATAACCAAACTGTTGCTAAAGTTAAAGCTGAAATTGATATTTCAAAATTTACACTTTACTCAGCAGAAGTTGACGCAACTATTGGTACTACTACAGGTTCAAACCTTGATGGATACTTTATGGATTTAGTTGATGAAGATACACTCGATGAATCAACAGCAGCTACAACTACTGCACAATATGCTACTCATGGAGTAGACCCAAGTTCAACAGGTCGAGCAATTGTTAACATTTACGAATCTCGTATCTTTTAATACTTAATAGAAATAAATATATAAATAAATATGACTGAAACAAGAGCAAATTGGACAGACCTAATCCCTGATGTTGGTCTACGAATATCTGAAGTATTCGACCAAGGTGATATGCAATACATGAGTGGTATCTCATCTGTTCTAAATGTAGAATCAATGGATACTGCACAAAAGAACGTAACAGGTAAAACTGGATTTGGTCGTCTAAAGAAATTTGACGATGGTGATGATATTCCTGCTGCTGCACGATACAAAACATACACAACTAAAGTTATTCCAAATAACTATGGTGAACATGTTAACATTACTGCTAACCAAATTGCAGACCGAGACTTTGAAGCTGAACTTGATGAAATGAAAGACCTTTCTCGTGCTGCTAATGAATCTGTAGACTATGCTGGTATGCAACTATTTAATGGTGCATTCGGTACAACAACTAATGTAAACGGATACGAAATGTCTTGGTATGGTGATGGTGTTGCAACATGTTCTACTATTCACCCATCTGTAGTTCCTGGTGCTTCAACACAATCTAACGCAAGTTCAACTGGTATCGTATTGTCACATGATAATTACGAAACTGGTCGTCTAGCTGTTAACCTACAACAAACAGATAATGGTATGCCACTTACACTTGGAGGTAAACTAACACTTGTTACTTCACTTACAAATGAAAAAGTAGGTAAAGAAATTCTTCAATCAGACCTACAACCACAAAATGCAAATAATGCAATCAACGTGTTTAAAGGTTCAAATGATTTAGTAACTTCTATATATCTTGATACTGCTAACAATGGTCTTAACTCACGATGGTTTATAATGAACCAATCACGTCACAAAATGACACATGTTACTCGACAAGAAAAAACACTTGACCAATCAAAAAATATTTTGAATAAAGTTGTAACATTTACAGTTGATGCTCGATGGGCTGATGCTGTCTACGACTGGAGAGGTGTATGGGGTTCAAAAGGAGACCTTGCAGCTTACTCAGGTTAGTATTATACTAAAAATTATTAATTAATTGAAGTATAATATATGATAACATTCACTAGATTCGATAATGGAATACTTGATGGAACAGAAGTTGTAAAAAACTCTAACTACACAGTTGTTACTACAACTGACTCAGGTAAAACATTTATTGTAGATTCTGATGTTACCTTCACATTACCAGCAATCGCTATCGGAAACACTTTTACATTTGTTTTCGGTGGTCATGCTGGTAGTGCTACACTTACATTAAGTCCTAATGCATCAGATGGAATCACATATGCTGGTTCTCAAACTGATAACAAGGATTTGATTCTTACAAAAGCTACAGCTAAACCAGGTGACTATGTAACCATAGCATCACTTGACCAAGTAATAGCATGGCAGGTAACTGCTGTAAGAGGAGTGTGGGCTAAAGAAGCATAACACAAATTCGTTACAATATTCAGTTACTCACTATTGGGTAACTGGAGTATCGCAACGAAGCGGTATTTATAAATAATTATTAATATAATATGGATACAGTATATTACGAAGTTAAAAATCCAACAAATGTAGATTGTTCATTTGTATATCTTGGTGTTAAATATTCTGTTACTGCTGGAGATTCTATAAAGAATGTTCCTGAAGTAGTTGCAGAAAAATGGGTAAATGAAACTCATCAATTTCTTAAGAAATCAAAAATGCCAAAATCTAATACTACTAAACAAGAAGTAGTAGAAGAAGTTAAAGAAGAGGTTGAATCTATCAAAGAAGAAATTAAAGAAGTTGAAGAAGTGGTAGATACAAAAGAAATAGTAGAAGAAGTTAAAGAAGAGGTTGTAAAAACTTCAAAAAAATAATATGGGACTTAATTATCCGACATCAACAGAAGTAGTTATATTAGGTACTAAGAATGAAACAACAAAAGCTTTAACTCCTGTTACACTAACATCAGCTCTTTCTGGTAATAGAAAAGAAGTAGATGGTATAAAAGGAATGTCTAAAATTGACATTAGATACAGTTATACAACAGGTGCAGCGGAGACAAATAACTCTTTAAACATTGTTGTTGAAGAAAGTTCTGATGGAGTAAACTGGTTTACTATTGCAAACGAAACTGTTTCTGCTGGTAGTTCTACACTTAATGCAAGAACGTTTGTTAATGCAGAAAATACAACTGCTGCTAATAATATTAAGAGTTCTATTGGTCTTGATATTTTCTACGATAAATTAAGAATATCATGTAGTGAGACTGGTGTAACAACAAACTTTGGCTCAATCTATATTGAAGCATCACTACTTGGGAAATAATTTATGAATATAAAAGGATTAAAAGATTTGTCAATTTCTGATAAGGAAGAACATCTACGATTAATCCTATTAGAAATAGATACTCAAAATAAAGTATTATCTAATATATTATCTGATAAAGATTTTAACTTAGAAATAATAAATTCGTTAAAAAAACAAATATTATTATTGGAATCAGAAATCAATAAATTAGATAATAATATATTAGAAAAAGAAAAAAAACTAAATGAAATAGAAACTTCTTATGAAGAGACACTTAATAAGAAGAAAAAAATCAGTTCAGATATAGTAGTTTTAGAAAAGAAACTTAAAAAACTTGTAAATGAGTTTAATGAGAATATAACTATTTACGAACAAAGAATTGATTTTTTGAAAGAAGAATACAAAAATATAAATACCGAGATTATAAGACTTACAAATATAATCACAGAGAAAGAAGATTATATCTTACAAAAAGATATAAAAATTAAAGCACTTCAAGAAGAAAGTGATTTAATTAAAAAAGATATAGATAATATTAAACGAGATAGAAATTTGTTTATATCAAGATTCAATAATGAGAGAGATGAATTGATTATAGAAATAGATAAAGCTAGAAACTCTATTTTACGACCAATGCAATTACTTGCTGAAACAAATCAAACAGTTGAGTCAAGAGAACGAAATCTTGGAGTATTAATAAAAAGATTTAGGAAAGAATTTAAAAAAATGCATCCTAATCAAGAACCAAAAATATAATGAAATACAAAGCATCAAATACAAAAGAAGAAGAAACTATGTTAGATTCAATTAATATTGTAAGAGATGCTTTGTTTTCTATTATAAGTAATACAAATGAATCTTTTGGTGAATCTATAGATAATATAATAGAAGCAAGTATTAAATTTAAAGAAGCAAAAGAGAAAGTAGATTCTGATGTTTTTTCATTAAGTGAATTAAGAAATAAAATAATAGAAGAAATAAAGTATTTAAATGATACTAAAAACTCTTTAAAAGTTTTTGAATTAAAAGTTCAAGATATAAAAAAGGTTATTGATTCACTTAACGAAGAAAAAACTAGATTAGAAGTAGAGGTTTCTGATAAAACTAATTCATTAAACTTAATTATAAAAGAGAAAGAAGAATTAATTAATGATAAAAATAATGAACTATATTCTATTGAGAAGAAAATTAATGATAAAAAGAAAATAATATTCCCTAAAGTTAAAGAATTAGAAAATAAAGAAGCTACACTTACTGCAAAAGAAAAAGACTTAAAAGTTATAGAAAATAGACTTATCAGACTTTATTCACAAAAGGGTGTACCTCTAAAGATATAATATGGGACTATTTACACCACAAAATCCAGGGATTGGAATATTTCAATTAACATTAAACGAAGAAGCATTCTTAACACAGTTTGCTAATTTAACATACACTGAAGGTCAAATACTTAAAATAGTTTCTGGTTTACCAGCTTGGGTTGATGATACAGGAGGTGGTGGTGGAGGTTCACCTGGAGGACTTGACCCACAAGTACAATTCAATGATGGAGGAGCTTTTGCAGGTGCATCAAAATTACAATACGACAAAACAACAGATACAGTAGAATTAAATAAGCTTTCAACTATTGACGGAAATATAGAAATATCTGCGACAGGAGGAGTAATAGTAGATGCCGACACTATTGTTTTGCGTGGTGCTTCTTCTTTTGGAGTATCAAACAATGGTGGAACAAATATTGCATACTTTGACACTACATCACAAACAGCAGACAGAACATTTACTACACCAGATGAAGATGGTATTATTACTCTTTCAGTAAACAATGTTACTGCAGATACGAGTGGTAATATATCTCTTGACGCTTATGCAATCCCTTATGACGGAGCAGAAGCAAATGTTGGAGACCAGTTAGCTAATCTTGAAAACGGAAAAGCAAGTACTCAAACTACATCTATTATCCTTGATAATAACTCTGCTCCTTCAAGTGCTACATCTGGTACAGCTATCACGCAAGTGTATGAGTCTATTCTTATTCCAGGAGGATCGTATGGTAATACGTTCTCTATTGAATGTTTTTTACGTTCTCGAAAAGTAAACACTAACAGTACATACGTTGCATATTTCTATATCAACACAACTAATAACTTTGCAACAGCGACAGCTATTGGTTCAAGTCAAACTGATTTATCTTCACGTTTAACATCTGGTCTCTATCGTGAAATAAGAGTAGCGAGTAATACATATTATGTATATCCGACAGGTGCAGGAAACGTTACAGATATTTCAAACCAAACAGCAACCACCACCACAGGTACATGGAATACAGCAAATGATATGTACATCTTTAGAGCATTAAAAGCAAACAACGGTTCTGATACTGTCGATGGTGTCGGTAGTAGAATAGTTTTACACCCAGGAGTTTAATATGAAAATATATATTTTAAATAAAGCAACATCACAGGTTTTTGTAGAAGAAATGGATACCAAGCCAGAAAATACAGAACAATTCATTTACACACAAACACCTTATACAATAGATTATCTTAAACCAGACTATAACGAGCAAACTAATGAATGGTTTGAAACAGCAACACCGCAAGAAGCAATCGGAACACAAATTGAACGAGAAACACTTTTATACAAAAAACGTATTGAAGACGGACAAAATGCTATCGCTAGAATATCTGCAGAGTTTAGAATTGGTGTACAAGCAGGAATAATGCCTTTAAATAAACAATTAGACTTAGAAGCACTCCTTGCACCTGTACGCAACGAAATACTTGCAGGACAATGGATTAACGCTAAAAGAAAACTTGAAGACATTGGAATGGAAACAGTCGGAGAACCACCATACATGAGACTATTAACAGAAATAGATAATTATATTGCAGAAAACTATGATTAACTTCCTTCTTTTTTTAATAGCGGTATTGCTTTTTGTTCTAGCGTTTCCTATTGCAATCATTTATATACTCACTGATACACTGTTTACCTTACTCGGCAAAATAGCAGTATCAATCGACATGACAGGAAATGTTTTACTTGCCGAGCCATTTAATGATATAATGATAGTTAAGAGAGGATATAAGTTCGGAAAATACGGAGAAACTATATCAGCAGTTCTAGGAAAAAACCAAATTAAAGAAACACTTACACCGATGGGTAAATTATTAGTAAAGGCACTGGATAAAATAGAAAAAAACCACTGTATAAAAGCGATTAAGAGATAATATATGGGAACTAAAGAAACAATATCATTAAAAGAACATTTTGAAAAAACAATGGAAGATTTTAAAAGTGTTATATTAGAACGTGATGAGAGATTTCAAACTACAATAACAGAATTAAAAGAAATCGTAAAAACACAACAATCTGACATAGATGATTTGCAAAAATGGAGATGGCTTACTATTGGTGGTATAGGTGTCATAACAGCAGCAGGGGGTCTTTTAACAAATCTTTATACAAATAATATCGCTTCAATAAAAGCAAAAGAAGAAATAAAAAACAATATCCCAGCTATTGCTGAAGAAATTGTTACTAAATTAGAAAATAAATACGATCTTGAGTTAAAATAATATGAAAAAAACACTTACACTTACAACAAAACCTAAAAAAACACTTACACTTACTAAAAAGGTGAATACAAAACCAACAACAGGAGTATACGTTAAAAAAACAGGTAAAAAGAAAGCATAATATGGAATTTAAACAATCACCAAACTATCAAAAGAATAGTGGAAATAAAAAAATTGGGGTGGTATTGCACGGAACTTTAGGTGCATATAACGGGGCAGTATCTTGGCTTTGTAATCCAGCAGCACAAGTATCAGCTCACTATGTCATTGGGCGTAATGAAGGGGAAGTTATCCAATTGGTAAAAAACGAAGACGTTGCATGGCACGCAGGAAACATATCAAACCCGTCAGAGTATGCTAAAAGTGTACTACCAAAAGATTTACTCGGTAAATTTAAAAATCCTAATCAATCTTTCATCGGAATTGAATTTGCATGGGGATATGACATAAATGGAGACGGAGTAGTAAATGCATACGATAAAACCCTCACAGACTGGCAAATTGCCACCGCCATAGAGATTATTAAGGCAAGTGGTATCAGTAATCCTATATTGCTCTCACACCACGAAATTGCGTCATATAAGAGCGACAATATGAGTTTTGCAATAGACATAATCAAACCAAAGCTACAAACTACACAAAATAAAACAAAAGAACAAATAAAAGGCGAGATTATAAGTTTATTAAATCAATTATAGTATGTTTAAATCGGCAACAAGAATAGTTTTACTGTTACTTGTACTTACATTGTGTGTACTTGTATTTAAAACTATAAATAATCAAGAGCAGTTTAGTCTGGTTTTTGAACTATTTAAAGCAACATTATCAGGAGTAGTCGGATTTTTTATTGCAAAGTCTACACAAGAAAGTTTGACCGCAAAAGAACCGATTAACTATAATTCAGAAAGATAACATGGAAAATATATTTGTATTTTTAGGCATCATAATACTTTTAATAATTTGTCACATGATACAGCAAATAATTGAAGTATCAAAACAAGCCGAAAAAAAACCAGTAAAGAAAGTTAAACTTATTCCAGACCTAATCAAAGTAAATGGTAAAACAACAAAAGTACTACGAACTAAAAAGGGTACGTTTGCTAAAAAGAAAATAACTAAAAAATAATATGAAACAAGAAATAATAAAATACCTCCCTTACCTACTATCAGCAATCACTGCTTACTCTATGCTCCTAGCAGGTAACAAAAAACGTGGTGCATGGGTAGTAGCACTTATTAATCAACTATTGTGGCTCGTGTGGATATTCCTAAGTAACACATGGGGGCTTCTACCAATGAACATAGTGCTATGGATAGTGTATAGTCGTAATTATATTAAATGGAATAAATAACATGAAACCAAAGAAAAAAGGTGGCAAAAAGTGCTAACATATAATATAATAAAAGTATATGAAAATAGTAATAACACAAAGAGAAGCTATAGATGCTTACAGAAAACTTAATAAAATATCTGAAGAAGAGAATATTGAAATAGAACAAAACTTCGTGCAAGATTTTACATTTAAACAACCTAATTTCATAACTCCACAATATTACGATACTAATCCATTATTTCCTATATGTTCTATATGTCGTAATACCTATTGTATTTGTAATAGAGTAACATGTAGTAATACAACATTAACAGATAATAAAATCACTGGATACGATTTAGCAGGAAAACCAATCTACCCTTAGTAAAAAAGACACTCACTAGGGGTGTCTTTTTAATTTCAACACGGACATCTATCGCTTGTGCAAGGTATCCCATCCACATCCTTATTGCAGACAGTACAAAAATTGGTAATGTACAAATCTTCATCTCCTGCATATTCTAATGCGTGTTCTTTCGCTTCGATTATCACATCTTGTTTATCCTCACCTTGCGGGCAGATATAATACTTTATTTTCTGGCGGATATTTTTAAACGTAATAATACAAGTAGCTTTTTGCTCTTGTGCAAATGCTCTAATG